AAAGGAGAAGTCCTATGACAAGTACGAAGAGCTACGAAGACTATGTCCTAGGTCTATACGCCGCCATATTGAAAGATATGGTGGTGTCTTACCCAGGACTCCGCGCAGAGTTTGACCGTGATTACAAGCGGTTACTCTCTGGTGTGGAACACCATGGTATCGCATTTTTGTGCGATACTCTGGTTGCGTTCTCTAAGCACTTTGATAAGTGTCTAGATGAACAACGCCTTACGCCTTCTGGCCTCATACATATGAAGCCATTCAAGAAGGGCTCAACAGTCCCGAGACTTTTCAAGGGATTGTTGTTGCGCGTTTTCCACGTTAGTGGAGATCTACTACCGGTTCCTGATGTACAGGCTATTCAGCATTTAAGATTGCTATTTCAGCTCTCAAAGAATGCTAAATTACCCTGTCCAACTCAAAGGACTTACGAAAGTGTCCAGGAGTTCATCAGTACCGATGCTGAAGTCCGCCTCCCCGATCTCGATTGGGATAGGGCTGACTTTAGGTCTGATAGTGCTCGTTCTCTTCAGTTTAGAGATACTCGCCTATTCGACCTACCTTCTCTACCTGACCTCTGGGATTCCCCAGACTCAGGCGAGGGGCAGCTTTCCAGTTGCACCGGAAAGGACCTCTTTGCAGTACAATGTACCGCAGATATTGTCTCTTCCGCGCTCGGTTGCTTCAAAGCCGCCGACTGGAAATGTAGACACGGACCCGGAGCCGTAGCAGACCTTAGAGGTGCTGTACTTGATAAGTACAGCTTTCCTACTTGGCCTGCAAGGATGGAGACCATCTTCCCTTGTGCTGATTTTGCTTTTGCAAATCAGTTACTTTGGGCTGATACCCTCCATCATGAGGAGCACTTGATGCCTTCCGAGGCAGAAAGCGCATCTCGTTTGCTAGCTGTCCCAAAGACGTACAGGGCTCCACGGCTTATAGCCGCGGAACCTGTTGCACATCAATGGGGTCAGCAATGCCTTCGAGATTTCCTCATGTCGAGAGTTCGACACACACCGATTAAAGATTCAATCAGTTTTTAGGACCAAATGTATAACGGGTCTCTCGCTCTCTCGGCTTCCCGCGATGGATCGCATGCGACTATTGATTTGTCGCAAGCGAGCGATCGAATTTCTTGTTTTGTCATTGAACGTTTGTTCAGGACAAATCCATCATTGTTAGGTGGCTTACATGCCACACGCACGTTGTGGATTACACAGGAACTCGATAAGAAACTTCCTAGGCAGATTAAGCTTCGGAAGTTTTCCACCATGGGCTCGGCTGTTACCTTTCCTATCCAGACTATCTTATTCTCCGTCATCGCAATCTCTGCGGTCCTTCAGTGCGAAGGCCGTAAAGTTACGATTAGGAGCGTCAGAGACGCTGCTAGGAGGGTCCGAGTGTTTGGGGACGATATGATCGTACCCATTCATGCCTGGCGTAAGACTATGGGGATACTGGCGACCTTAGGTCTTAAGGTCAACGTATCGAAGACCTTCGGAACTGGGAAGTTCCGAGAGTCTTGCGGTATTGACGCATATGATGGTCACATTGTGAACAAAATAAACGTCAACCACGCC